GTATAAGAGACAGACCGCAGATTGAACCTAGGGGGTCAAAAGCCTTGAGCTTGCCAGAAATCGTCTCGCGAAAAGTCGCCGATCTGATTCCATACGCCCGCAATGCCCGCACGCACAGCGACGCGCAAGTGGCACAGATCGCGGCAAGCATTCGCGAGTTCGGCTGGACGAACCCCGTGCTGGTGGACGGCGAGAACGGAATTATTGCGGGCCATGGCCGCGTCCTTGCCGCCCGCAAGCTGGGCATGGAAGAAGTGCCATGCATTGAGCTGGCAGGGTTGAGCGACACGCAGCGCCGCGCCCTGGTCATCGCGGACAACCGCATCGCCGAGAACGCGGGATGGGACGACGCGATGTTGCGGATCGAATTGGAAGCCCTGCAACTCGAAGTGTTCGACCTCGATATCACCGGCTTCGACGCCGACGCGCTGGCTGAACTGATCGCGGGCGACGAGCCGGACAACGAGGGCCAGACCGATGAGGATGCGGTGCCCGAGGTCAGCGAGACACCCATCTCGCGTCCGGGCGATGTCTGGGTCATGGGCCAGCACCGGCTGCTTTGCGGCGACGCGACCGTGGCCGAGAGCTACGACCGACTGATGCAAGGCGACGTGGCGGACATGGTTTTCACCGACCCGCCGTACAACGTGAATTACGCCAACAGCGCCAAGGACAAGATGCGCGGCAAGGATCGTGCGATCCTGAACGACAACTTGGGCGACGGGTTCTACGATTTCCTGCTGGCGGCATTGACACCCACCGTCACACATTGCCGGGGCGGTATCTACGTGGCGATGGCCTGCAGCGAACTGGATGTGCTGCAGGCTGCCTTCCGCGCCGCCGGTGGCAAGTGGTCGACGTTCATCATCTGGGCCAAGAACACCTTCACGCTGGGGCGCGCCGACTACCAGCGCCAGTACGAGCCGATCCTGTACGGCTGGCCCGAGGGCGCACAGCGGCACTGGTGTGGCGACCGGGACCAGGGCGACGTCTGGAACATCAAGAAGCCGCAGAAGAACGACCTGCACCCGACGATGAAGCCGGTGGAGTTGGTCGAGCGCGCGATCCGCAATTCGAGCCGCCCCGGCAACGTGGTGCTCGATCCCTTCGGCGGTTCCGGCACGACGCTGATCGCGGCGGAAAAGTCAGGCCGCGTTGCGCGGCTGATCGAACTCGACCCGAAGTACGTGGACGTGATCGTGCGCCGGTGGGAGGACTTCACCGGGAAGCAGGCCACCCGCGAGGCGGATGGCGCGGCGCTCGATCAGGCGGCGAGCGACTCGTCGACGATCTCGCAGTGAATCACAAAGCCTGTCAGGTAAGGCAGGCCGCGCGGGATGCCGTATTGCTTGCTGGTCTGGCGGCCAATCGTCCAGCCCATCCAGCGTTGGGTGGCGGTGTTGATCGCGTCCGCCAGGGCCTTGCCCTCGTAAAGCCCGTTCTGGACGTCGTCGGCAAAGTGGCGACCGTGGCGGCTGTCGAGGAAGACCCTTACCGATTCGAGGGGCTGGCTGGTGGCGTCCGAGATGGCGGCCATCGCCAGGGGCCAAGCCGCGCTGGCGTGTTCGTTCATCGTGCCCCAAAAGCCCCAGGCATCGTTCTGGGTGGCGGGGATCTGGCTGGTGGTCATGGTGGCTGCTCCTTCGGGTTGATCGTTGCGACACCCGTAGTAACGCGCTGTTCGATTGAGAAGCCAAGCGCCGCTTGGCCTCTTTCTCGATCTTTCTGATCATTCGACGTAGTAGAGATCGGCCTGTGCCAAGTCCTCGGTGTAGCCCGCCTTGTGCAGCACGACCACCTTGCCATCCCGCCAGCCCTGGACGATGCCGGTGCGGCGCACCTGCGTGGTGCGCGTGCTGTGGTGGCCGGTGCTGATGGTGCGGTTGATGTAGTAAGCGACGTGGTCGCATTTTTCAGGGTTTGCAGTTTGGTTTCCATGCTGGCGACTCTACCTAGCGAGCGGGAAACCGTCGAGACAACATCATGGCAACTGGCCGAAAACCTACTCCGACCGCGTTAAAGCTGGTCAAAGGCAACCCCGGTAAGCGGGCGCTGCCCAAGGCCGAGGCGGTGGTCGCCCTGTCCGAGCCAACTCCACCAGCCTTCCTGTGTGACGACGCAAATGTGGAATGGGGCCGGGTGTGCAGCGCGCTTTATGCCGCTGGCCTGATGACTGAGCTAGACCGGGCCGCTCTTGCCGCCTATTGCGCCGCATACGGGCGCTGGGCGCAGGCCGAGCGGGCCATCAACCGCATGGCAGCGAAGGATGAACTGAACGCCGCGCTGATGATTAAAACCGTCAGCGGCAATGCCATACAAAACCCGCTCGTCGGGATCGCAAACAAGGCCAAGGCCGACATGGTGCGCTACGCCGCCGAGTTCGGTATGACCCCCTCGGCGCGTTCCCGCGTCACAGCGGCACCTGATGACCAGAAGCAAGAAGACCGCGCCGCCCGCTATTTCTGACGCGGCCACGCAGTACGCGCGGGAAGTCGTATCGGGCAAGCGCATTGCAGGCCCGCATGTACGGGCGCAGTGCGCGCGGCACCTGAAGGACATAGCCGAGGGCGGCAAGCGCGGGCTGGTGTGGAATGTTGAGGAATCGGAAAAGGCGCAAGGTTTTTTCGAGGACGTGCTGAAACTCAACGGCGGCGCATTCGAGGGCGTCGAGTTTGCCCTTCTGCCATGGCAGCGTTTCGTAGTCGGCTCGCTGTTCGGCTGGAAAGGTCCGGACGGCACGCGCCGGTTCAGATCGGCATACGTCGAGACAGCGAAGGGAAGCGGGAAGTCTCCGCTTGCTGCCGGCATCGGGATGCTTGGCCTGGTAGCAGACGCAGAGCCGAGGGCGGAAGTCTACAGCGCAGCAACGAAAAAGGATCAAGCCATGATCCTGTTTCGCGATGCCGTAGCGATGGTCGATCAGTCGCCGGAGCTTTCCAAGCGGCTGACCAAGAGCGGCACCGGCGAGCGCTGCTGGAACCTGGCCTATATGGCACAAGGCGCGTTCTTCAGGCCGATCAGCAGCGACGACGGGCAGAGCGGGCCGCGTCCGCACATCGGGCTGATTGACGAACTGCACGAGCACAAAACAAACACCGTCGTGGAAATGCTGCGGGCCGGCACCAAAAGCCGGCGCCAGGCGCTGATTTTCATGATCACCAACGCCGGCAGCGGCAAAAGCGGGCCGTGTTGGGCTTATCACGAATACGGCGCCAGGGTGGCCAAACGCGAGATTGAAGATGACTCGTTTTTTCCGTACATCTGCGCGCTTGACGAGGCTGACGACCCGTTTCTGACTGAGGACTGCTGGCCGAAAGCAAACCCGTCTCTGCAAGATGCGGACCTACCGGGCCTGAAGTACATCCGGGAGCAAGTCACTGAGGCACTCGGGATGCCGAGCAAGGAAGCGCTGGTCAGGAGGCTGAACTTCTGCACATGGACGGATGCAGAAAGCCCGTGGATCTCGCACGAAGTCTGGAAAGGCGCGCAGCAAGCGTTCGAGGTGGAAGACCTAGCCGGGCGTCGAGCAGTGGCCGGTCTCGACCTGTCCAGCACGACAGACCTGACAGGGCTTGTCTTCCTCGTCGAGCCGATCGAAGAGGGCGAACCGTGGCGAATTGTGCCTTACGCTTGGCTGCCTGACGCAGACCTAAAGCGCAAGAGCGAAACAGATCGTGTGCCATATGTGCAATGGAAGGCAGAAGGGCTGCTCAGCACCACGCCGGGCCGCGCGATCAGCAAGCGCGTTATTTTGCAGAAGCTTTCGCAGATGTGCGAGTTCTTTGAAGTCGTCGGATGTGCATACGACCGCTGGCGGATTGAAGACCTAATCCAGATGGCGAGCGACGAAGGAATCTCGCTGCCGGAGATGGTCCCATTCGGCCAGGGCTATAAGGACATGAGTCCGGCGCTTGAGGAATTCGAGCGGATGCTGCTAAACGGACAAATCGTTCACAACGGGCACAAGATCATGACGATGTGTGCTGGTAATGCTGTGACCGTCACGGATGGAGCGGGGAATAGAAAATTGAGCAAAGAGCACGCGACCGGACGAATTGATTTGATGGTGGCCGCGGTTATGGCTGCCGGCAAGATCAGCTTAACTGCATCGATGCCTGTTGAACTAAGAATCGAGGTTTGGTAATGCAGAAGCCGGGCCTGCTTTCACGCTTGCGTTCCATGATCGGAGGCGAGAGCAAGAGCGCCATTTCGCGCTCAGACTTGCTGCTTGATCTGCTCGGAAACGCCAGCGCAAAGTCAGGCGTTGCCGTCACCTGGGAGACAGCCCTCCAGGCAGCAAGCGCCATCGCCTGTGCCCGGGTCATCGCCGAAGGCATCGCACAGGTCCCCCTCAAGCTCTACCGCCGCCGCGCGGATGGCGGGTCAGACGCAGCAACAGATCACCAGCTTTACAACGTGCTGCACGCATCGCCTGCGCCAGGAATCACCAGCTTTGAATGGCGCGAAACAATGGGTCTGCATCTGGCAATGCAAAATCGGGCCTATTGCCTGATCAATCGATCCGCACCGTTTCGCGGCCAGTCGCGCATTGAGCTACAGCCGCTGACGCCACAGCAGGTAATCGCGACTCGGAATCCGGATTGGTCGATCACATATGACGTGCATTTCGACAACGGGAATTATGGCAGGTACTCTGCCGACCAGATCCTGCACTTCAAGGGGCCTAGCTGGACTGCCATCGAGGGGCTAGACGGCATTCGCTTGGCGCGAGAAGCGATCGGCCTGGCGCTGGCCACCGAGGAGCACGGCGCACGGCAATTTTCCAACGGCGCGATTCTCGGCGGCATTCTCTCGACGGATTCGATCCTGTCCGCGGAGCAGTCTAAGCAATTGCGCGAGTCATGGGAAGCTTCGCAGATCGGGCTGAAAAACGCCTACCGGACGGCCGTGCTTTGGGGGGGGATGAAATGGACGCCGAGGGCGCAGCAGAACGATCAAGCGCAGTGGATCGAGGTAAGACGATTCCAGGTAGCGGAGGTGTGCCGGTTTTTCCGCGTGCTGCCGATCATGATCGGAGAGGCAGCGAATACCGCGACGTATGCCAGTTCTGAGCAAATGTTCTTGGCTCATGTCGTGCATACGATGGGGCCGTGGTTTGCTCGCATCGAGCAGCGTCTCGATCTGCAGTTGCTCACAGATGCCGAGCGTGCGGATGGGTATTTCTGCAAATTTTCGGTTGCTGGCCTACTGCGCGGCTCGCATCGGGACCGTGCGGAATTTTACCGCACGCTCTACGGCATCGGCGCTCTCGCACCGAATGAGATCCGGTCCTACGAAGATTTGAATCCGTATGACGGAGGCGAAAAATACCGGGTGCCTTTGAACATGGAAGATCCTTCAAGTCCAGATCCAGAAAGCACAGATCCAGCAAGCACCGATTCAGAAAGTAATCCGAAATGAATACCATCCGATCCGTTTTCCCGCTGCGAGAGCTAAAATTCGACGCTCCTGCTGATGGAGTTGCGCAGTCAGCACGCACATTCAGCGGGTACGGCGCAGCGTTCAACAATGTCGATGCATACGGCGATGTAATCATGCCTGGCGCGTTTTCGGAATTCCTCTCTGACGCCAAAAGCGGGAAATCTCCGTGGCCGTCAATGCTCAGTCAGCACGGCGGAATGTCCATGACATCCGAGGACATGACTCCGATCGGCGTTTGGCAGGATCTTGCAGAGGACGGATCAGGGCTGCGCGTCACTGGCCAGCTTGCGGACACGCCTCGCGGGAACGAGATTGATACGCTCATGCGCATGACTCCGCGCCCGGCAATTGACGGTCTGAGCATCGGCTACATACCCAAGAAGTACGAGCCGCGCAGCAAGCCCGAAGATCCGCGCCGGCGCATCACCCAGATTGACTTAATTGAGATTTCGCCGGTCACATTCCCGGCAAACCGCAATGCTCGCGTCACCGCGATCAAAAGCATTGCCGATATGGACAGCATCACCGAGCTTGAAGACCTCCTGCGAGACGCAGGCGGCTTCAGTCGGGCAGAAGCAAAAGGCATCATTGCCAAGATCAGGCGCTCCGATCTGCGCGATGCAGACCAGCACCTTCAGCGCATGAGCGCCGCCGCTCAGAGAATCATCACCAATTTCACAGCATAAGGAACCGACATGGAAATGAAAGACATGGCTGACTTGCTTGAGAAGCAAGCCAAGGCCTGGGAAGAATTCAAGGGAGCCAACGATCAGCGCCTCTCCGAAATCGAAAAGCGCGGCCACGCCAGCGACGACAGCCTAGCCAAGATCGCCGCCATCAACGCCGACATCGACCGCCTCGGCAAGATGTTGCAGGATGTGCAGCTCGCCACGCAGCGCACTGGTGGCGCCAGCAAGGAGTCAGGCGTCAGCCAGGAGCACAAGCAGGCGTTTGACCGATTCCTGCGAACCGGTGAACACCACGAGCTCAAGGCAATTGAACGCAAGGCCGCGATGAACTCCACGTCAGATGTCGACGGCGGGGTCCTGATCCTGCCCGAGATTGAACGCGAAATCGATCGAATTGCGATGACCGAGAGCGCGCTATACCGCATCAGCAAGATCGTCAATACGCAAGCACGCTCCTACAACAAGCGCGTCAAGACATCAGGCATGGCCTGCGCCTGGCCGGGCGAAGGTAGCACCGCCGGCGAGAGCGCAGAACCGAAGCTGTCTCTTATA